CTAAGCTGACGCGCTAAAGATAGCCGGATGGTCCGTCATCCATTTATCAACTTCAATTGTTTTCCAGCGGGGGCGTCCCTTTATGTAATGTCCTCGCGGAAAATATCCCTGCGCAATCCAGCGCTCAAGTGTCCGGGTAGAACGTCTCACGTAGGAGGCGGTTTCGTTTTTTGTCATCCAAGTATTTGTCATTTTTTATCCCCTATCGTTTGGTCGTAAAGGGCTTCGTCAACCTCGAGCTTCTGGATACGCTCGTTAATACAATCTTCCAACGCTTGCCAAAATCCACCGTTGTAATAAAACACACCGCCCCATAGGTCGGCCGCTGCTTTCAGGACCCCATTGCTTCTCTTTAAATACCAAGTAAACTCCTTAAAAGTGTCGAACTGCTGATCGGACATTCTCAGTGCGGTATTAGATGTACGCCGGCGATTCAAATACCATTGAGCTTTTTTAAGATCGAGGAGTTCGGAGGCGCCATCTTTGTGACCGGCTCTAAAACAGTATTTAATCGCATTGCCCTCGCAGAAGGGTAGCCGCTCGCAGAAGTCGATGGGTTCGAGCTTGATAGACTGCTCTTCGTAGTGGGACGGATGGTTAACTAAGTCGCTCATTTTGCTTTCTCCTCTTCCACACGTTTCAGTTGTCTTTCAATCTTGGCTTCCATGAGCTTGTCGATCTTGGCTCTGAGTTCCGGCTCACCATCGAGCAGGTACTCGACCTGCCTTGCCATGAGAAGTACGTCGGCAAGTTCCTCAGCGTTTTGCTCACGTGCGATTTCAAACTGCTCGCGAACACCGGCCCTTGAAACAGGCGTACTACTTCCGTCGTCTAGGAGGCTGTAGTAATAAAACACTTTGGAGCTCGAAGCGGCGAACTCCGCACACTCCTCCGCTAACTTGATGGCCTGAACCTCAAGTCCATAAAAGTCCGCAATTTGTTTCTCTCTATCTTTCATTTTTATAGCCTCTAAAAAATTCTTCGACGTTCGGTGCGCCTAGTTCTTTCAGGCGCTTGAAGTTAAGGACATATGCATACCCGTTGTGACGGCTGGAACCTATGAGTTCTTGGTTAATAATCCCTTCGAGTTTCAGTGCCATAAGAGCGCGTCTCAATGTCTCGTAGGCGAGCCCTGATACTTCTTGCAGTCGGGTGAGTGTCACCCGTCCTTTGAGGTTGATGTTGTAGAGGAAGAAGTAGAGCAGAATCTTTGCCGAGTACGGCAGGCCCTTTCTTCTTAAGCACCACTCAGGCAGGGTCTCTTCAATCCGTTGTCTGCGTTTCTTGGATGTTGGCATAGCCGGGTCTCCTATAGGTTCTTTGGTTAAGGACGGCGCGGGCAGTGGGCGAAATCTCCTTGACGCCGCGACTTCCGTCTCTGTTTCTTTGTTCGTCCACAATCTGAATGGCGGCAAGCAACTCGCGAACGGTTCTCTGCGGGGCCAGCTCCATAGCTTCCTTGAGCATGGCTACAATCTCAGTGCAGACATCCTGCAGTATGGCAAGCTCATCGGCCTTGGCAACATAGTGCATGTTCACACCGCTGCGCTTCCGGCGCACAATGTTTGAATATGCATCGAGTGCGGCATAATGACGTTCACGAAATTCGTCAACGGCTTCCTCCTGACCCTTCCAACGTCTATCGAACATCAGCATGCCGCCCCAGTTGAGAAGGTCCTGCAGCTGATGCATTTGATCGTCCGTTGCAGTGCCGCGCGGAAGGACTATCTCGACAATCAGGCCGATCTTGTTAATGATGTCTTTGATCCGGTCAATGTCTTCCCGGGGATGGAAGCACCCCGTTCGGCGTATCGCCCGAGGTTTGTACTCCTTGCGCGGCTTCTTGTTTCTTGGCATTTGCTTGTTCCTTCTTTAGTCTTCTGAGTTCTCTGCGGCGCTCATTGATCTTGTCTTTGCGTTGTTCGTAGGTGGCTTTCTTGTACTCAACCAGCCGCTCGAACAGCGACTTTTTCTTTTCAGGGCTCATAGCGTGGTAGAGTTCCCTGCGCTTGCGGTTGTATTCCTCGCGGTGCTTCCTTCGGTAGCGAGCGTCGTACTCTCGCCTTCGGGCAAGCCGCTCCTCATGCGTCATCTCTACGCGCTTAGGCACTTCGCCTTGCTTCTTAGCTTCTGCCTTTTTCTCTTCCCGCCGCTCCTTAGCGCGCTCGCGTTTGCGCTCGGCTTTCTCCTCTGCACTCAGCGCATGAGCTTGGCCCGAGGCAGGAGCCGTGGTGTACCCGTTCATAAGAGCTTGGTGGTACTTGATGTGAATGGTGTAGTGCTCCATCCCGAGGCGCTCCTCAATCTCATACGGGCTCAGACCTTGAGAAGCGAACGTCCTAATCCTTTGATCGAGAAGGTTCATTTTTCTCTCCTTTGTTTCTTAGGTAGTCCAGCAGCATGTCCTGGACTTCCCGCTTAGATCGCTTTTTTGAAAGGGCTACGTAGTCGATCGTGTCCCGGGCAAGAATCTGGTAAACCGTCACAACTCTCGGATGGCCTGCCTGCATTTGGCGCATCGGGCCGATACGCTCAATGACCTGCTGATACTCCTCGAGATTCCACCACTGACTGAAAAAGACCAATTTGCTCGATCCGTCCTGAAGGCTCAGGCCGTGCCCGGCACTTGCCGGGTGAACGAGTAGCATCGGGATTTCGCCGTTGTTAAAGGCCTCGACGGTTTCCGGGCGTTTATCGAATGCTTTGGCCTTCGGAAAGGCCTTGAGGATTCTGGCGAGGTCGGTTTTAAATTGGTACGCCACTAAAAGCGGCTCTCCAGCCGCTTCCTCGACAATCGAAGCCAGAGCGTCAATTTTGGCTGTATGAACTTCTTCCCAGTTGTGCAGCTCGTCGGTGTAAACAGCCCCATTTGCCAATTGCAGACATTTGACCGTTTTAGCCGCGGCGTTAGCTGCTTCCACCGTGGTGGCATTGGCCAGCTCGACAAAGAGCCCCCGCTCCATGTCGTCATACAGCGCCTTTGCCTCGTCCGGCAATTCGACTTCGACGTTCACAAAATGCGGCTTGTCTAAATCAAAGTAGTCCTCGGCTTTAATCGACAAGCAGACGTCCGAAATGGCATTCTGAATCTGCTCCTGGGCGTACTCCAGAGGGACCCATTGAACCGCGGCCGCATTGGCTCCAACCTGTAAAGGTCTAAACCAGCGGTTATGGAAAGCTGTGAAACTTTTCCCCAGGCGCTCGCCGTGATCGATAAACCACAACTGCCCCCAAAGATCGTTTAACCCATTGGGTGACGGAGTTCCGGTGAGCGCAATGAATCGCTTAAAGAAGTTCGAGAACTTAGCGAGCGCTTTAGCTCGTTTGGATCCCTGGCGTGTCCGGAAACTTTTAAGCCTCGTGGATTCGTCAGCGATAACGACAGGAAAGGGCCACGTGTAGTTATGGCTTGTGAGGTAATTATCCAGCCACTGCAGATTGTCATAGTTAATGACATAGACATCGGCTTTAGTGTGCAGCGCCTTGACACGATCCTTCGTGGTGCCGAGGATGGGCGACACTTTGAGGTGGCAGAAGTCGCTCCACTTCCGGACCTCACTCGGCCATGAGTTTCGGGCAACGGCCAGAGGCGCAATAACGAGCGCCGGGCCTTCCTCGAATATGTTTTTAAGCACATCGATGATGGCAAGCGAAGCACTTGTCTTGCCCATGCCCATCGGTACAAAGAGGCCGCAGCGGGGATGCTGCAGAGCGAACTGGATCATTTGCTTTTGATACGGCCAGGGGTTGAACTTACGCATATTGCTCTACTCCGGAGCGAGAGACGGAGATCAGGTAGCTCATCAGGGCCTGCGCCTGATCCTCGCCAAAAACCACGTAAACCTTGCAGCCGGCGGTTGTCATGCGGGCGTGCTCGCGCGCTTGGTGAGGGCCGAGCTTTCCGGTTTCCGTTTTCGCTTCGATCCAGGCGTGAATCCCCGGGAGCATGACAAGCAGGTCGGGCGCTCCCCGGCAGTTCTCCCAGGAGCATTTACGAACCTCGCTGCCCGCCTCTTTGATGCGCTTTTTAATCAGCGCGACGACTTTGCCTTCGGGCGTCATTATCGGTTCTCCTCTTTTTTCTCCATGCGGCGGACGCGGGTCTGAAGCTGGAGGATCTGATAAGTGAGACTGTCGAGCTTATTCAGGAGGCCCGTCAGCGCGAGCGCTACCAAGGCGAAAACCGCAATTAAAACGATGATCAGGATGTCCATTTACTACTTCTCCTTAATCTTTCTTGTATCTAAGTGAAGTGAATCCGGCCGCAGCCAGCGGCAGGTCCGGAGCCCAGGAGGGCGGTGTTGCCATTAGCCGCTCGAGCTCGGTGTTGTCCTTGTCGAGCGCGGCTTCTGTAATAAATTCGTCGTGAACAGAGAAAACGATTTCAAACCCGGCTTGTTCGATGGCACCCATCGCGCCGATCAGAATGTCGGCGGCTGCGGCCTGGGTCGCGTTTTCTACGATTTTTCCGGAGTAGGTCGGAATGCGGGACCACTTCCGGGAATACTGATCGATGCCCATGTAGCTGAACGTGCCTTTGCCGACGCCTCCGTCCTCGAGCTGTGCGCCCGGATAACAGATAAAACGTCCGGAGGGCAGGCGCATTCTGAGCCAGGCGCCCTTACGGTCGAACCACAATTTGGAGGCCTGACTGGGGACGCCGTTCATTGCCCGGATGGCGGCCGTATCGCACGATGCCCAAAATTTTTGAATTGCCGGGTGCGCATCACGCCAGGCCAATTTGACCGCTTCGCAGGCGATAAACGTGTCTCTTTTAAGCCCGTGGGTCAGCTTCTTTTCCTTGTACCATTCGTAAGACCCTTCGGCCTGGCCCCAATAGCTGTACGAGATATTTTCCCGGACATGTTTGGCGAGCTCGTCGAGGTTGATCGAGTACGCGGCCGCAAACGTCAAAAACGCACCGACGCCGCCTTGATAGCCCAAGGCCAGCTCCATGACTTTGCCGATTTGTCTCTGATGCTTGGTAACGTCCTCCGGACGAATGCCGAAGGTGCGGCCGTAGGTCGCCTTATAAAGATCAGGGCCGTGGCCCGCGTCGAAATCTCTGAACGCTTGAATTTTCCACGTCTCTCCGGCAAGCCAGGCAAGCATGCGGCCTTCGATGTTTGAGAGGTCGGCCACGACTAAATGTTTCCCGGGAGTTGCCATAATGCAGGAGCGCAGGCAGGAAGACATAAGCTCTCCCGGCTCGGTCAGATATTCCGCCCAGCCTCCTTTAATGGCCTCGACGCCGGCGTCAATCACATACTGCGGGAGCGTCGGGCGCGGGAGGTTCTGCAACTGCATGAGACGCCCAGCATATCGGCCTGTGCGTGTGGCTCCGCGGAACTGGAGACACCCGCGCATGCGATTGTCGGAATTCACGCAGGCAATGAGCTTTTTGTATTTAGCTGTCGATGTCTTAGTGGACGCCAGGCGGACCCGGAGCAATTCTTTGACGGGCTCCGGAATATTTTCGTCGGCTAGCCGCCGCTCGATCGTGGAGCGTGCGAGGTCCGGGAGTTTGACGTTGTATTCCGAGAGAATGTATTTCAGCAGGGCGTCGCGCTGGGTAGCAGCCTCAACTTCTCCGCCCGTGAGCTTGCGGGTTTTCTCAGCATTCTCCAGGCGCAGGCGCTCGGAGAGGTCGATAGCAGCATGCGCAAGCTCAACGTCCATCAAAGCGCCGCGATTGTTAATGCGCTGATCGATCACGAACTGAGCGCGATCCCGCGGGCCCCAATTCCAGGAAGGGAGCTTTTTATAAATCACGCGCATGGCCTCGACGTCCAGGCGGCAATAATTTACGAATCTCGCCCAGTCCTCTGGATCTGTTTTGCGACTGGCGATCTTGCCTTGAAAGTTCGGTTTGCAGAATTTCAGCACTAAGCGGCGGCCGTCTTTATCTTTCGCCTGGTCAACGGGCAGGCCGTAAACCTCGGACAGTGTCCCCAGGGCACCGGGCAAGCCGTGGCTGTAGGCCTTGACCATACAGTCATCAACCCGTTCAAAGGGCAAGTCCACGTGCAGGTTTTTCGCTTTGCGCAGGACAGGAACGTCGAAATTCGCGCCGTTATGCCATACGGTATTAACAGCAGGATCGGCGAGCGCTGCCCTGAGATCCTCCGGCATCGTTTCCGTGACTGTTAGATCCCAAACCTTCGCAGGCTCGTCATCGATCGCATAGCCAAAAAGCAGAACGTAACAGTCCTCAGCGTATTGATGCGGGCCGTTTTTGATGTCTCGGCGGCTGAATGTTTCTAAGTCTGCCCAAAGTGTTTTCATATTAAGTCTCCTTAACTCATGGCTCCGTAGAGCCATGTCCTAAAGATTCTTAGTCCCAAGGATTCCCGCCAACAGAAGCGGGAGCAGGGTCACCGTCTCCGAGGTCGGAGAAGTCGCTCGGTTTAGCCGGAGCAGAACCCGCACCGAAGGCGTCACCGTCGCGAACGAACTGGATGCCTAAGAGTTTGGCGTTGATGCGCTTGCCGTTGGCGTTGTCCTGCGCCCAGAGTTCGATGCGGGCGTTCACATAGCAGCCGGAATAAACCAGGCCGTCGGCCTCGGTCACTGGATTGCATCGGCGGTCCACAACGGTGGGGCGGGCTTTGTTGCGGGAAGTGACGTACATCATCCCTGCGTAGCCGTCATATTCTTTGTTGTCACCATCACGCAGGCAGAGCTTTTCTGTGGCGTACAGAGATTTGAGCAGGCCAGGAGCCTTGTCCTTCCATTTTTCAGTTGCGACGCGCTGGATCTCGTCACGGATTTTCTGAATCTGGGTTTGATCGTTTTTGTCGATCAGAACGGTGGCAGAGTAGGCAGGCGCAGAACCGTTAGAGGAATCGGCGACGAAAATGTGCTCGAAAGACAGACGTCCGGAGATATTGATAGCAGTCATTGAAAACTCCTTAACTTAATTAACAGGTTGAAAATCGGTAGGTTGTGCGGCGGGTGTCCAGGCGGGACGCTTGTCGCTTTCAGGTGCGACCACTGGCGCGGGTTCGCTTCGCGTGATGATTTGCTCGAGCTTCGGCCACTGGCGCTGTCCGATGCGGCCCGCTTTGTAGAGCTTCTCGGCAGCCGTCGGCGTGATGACCTTGTAGCTATAACGCTCGTTTTCCTTGAGCTTGAAGGTTTTCAGCAGTTCTTCGGCTTCTGCTGCGCTCGTCCACTGGCGATTGCCGGGGCGGCCGAGCACTAACTTGAAGCCGTCGATATGGACGCCTTCGAGCATTTGCTTGTGGGCTTCTTCCCGGACAGCGGCAATCCAGGGCTCCAGGAGATCGGCGAGCGCGAGATTCTGGCCGAGCCTCTCCGGGCTTAATGCTTCTTCCGGAATGATCGGGATCGCGTCGCCCGCTTCGGTAATGGGCTTGAAGTCCACTGCTTCGGCGGCCTTTTGGCGAAGCGCCGGGCAGGCGGATTTAGCCTTGCAGAAGCGGCAGGCATCAGCGCTCGGGATCAGGGCTTCGGGCGGGAGCGGGTCGGCATTCAGGTAAGAGAGCGCCTTAGCGGCACAGGCCCGGGCGTTGTTGACGAAGGTCTCGAGCTCCGCGGGCGTGAGCTTCCAGGACGCGATATTGTCAATCCGGGGCTGGAAAATATGGAGCTCGATTTCCTTGATCTCATCGAACAAAGAGAAGTATTGGAAGGCGCCCCAGGCGTAGATTGACAGCTGCAGATTGCCTTCTGCCTCAACTCTTACGCCGCGGCCGAATTTCAGATCGATGATTTTGAGCGTATTGCCGACAAGGGCGGCGCAGTCGATTGTCCCTTTTGCGTTGGCTTCGCCCGTAACCTCTGAGATCTCGACCGGAAATTCGATCTGGCGAATACCGCCCGCGGTTTCGCGCTCGACATAACTCACGTAGTCATTCACAAAAGTGAGGTTTTCGCTCGGGATCGCTTCGTCAGGTTTGGGCTGATTCGGATCGAGGATATGCGCGGCATAGGCATGCGCCAGCGTGCCCTCTTTGGCGTATTCGCTCGATTCGTCCGGGAAAAGTCTGCAAAGGGAAACGGAGCCCGGGCATTGCATCCAGCGATAGGCGGATGACGGGGAAAGAAGTGCATGGGTCATGACTAAACTCCTGCGAGAGCTTTATCAACGGAGGCGGCGAAGGCCACCAGTTTGTCGTCCGGCACATCGGAGAGTTTCTTCGCGCCGAAAGACGACAGGATCTGAATGCCGACATCTCTGCTTTGGGTAAACAACCCCATTACCTTCTGCATGAGCTCCTTACGAAGGGCTTCGTAATCCACGGGATCCGAGGGTGCGGGCTGAGCGACAGCCTGGGGCGCGGGAGCCGGAGCAGGTGCTGCAAAAGGTGGGTTTTCAGGGACGGGCGCCGGTTTCGGCGGGACATGGATGCCGTTGTCCGGGGCAGCCTGCGGTGTGACAGGTGCCGGGGCCGTGGGCGGCGCCATGTGCATGGCCTGGCGAATGAGTTCGGCGAGGTTGTTGATGGCCTGAGTGTTTTCGGCGATGACTTTTTCAAGTGACATGATTGTCTCCTTTAGACAGTAGGGGATGCGGGGAAAAACTCCCTTGTTTCTAGGTTGGAAATGGCGTAGCCGATCGAATCGATCTGAGCTCGGATAGCGTCGAGCTGGCGGCGGGATATGACGATCTGATCGTCGGGAGATTCTTCGTCGAGATCAAGATCGTCGATCAGCGTGCCGTCCGATAAAAGAATCTTTCCCCCGGATTCAAGAATTGCGTCGGAAACCTTTTCGAGATCGGAGGCAAAATGGCCGAGCTCGTCGTCGAGCTGGTCGATGCCTTCGTCCACGCCGGTGTCATACGTTCTAAGAGCGTTGTCAGAGTTTTCGACGCTCTCGCGACTGGCGAGGATTTCAGATTGGAGGGCCTCGAGGCGCTGAGCCAGCGTGCGGATGATCGGTGGCATATTGGTCAGGCCTTCACAGCGCAGCCATGTCAGCAGCTCCTCGTCGTCCATGTAGTTGAGATTGTGGGACGCCAGATTAAAAACGGAGTTCATAAAAGACCTCCCAAAAGTTCCGGAAGAGTGAAAACCAGGTAGACGAAGCCCCAGAAGCAGAAGAAAGCGATCAGGGCGCCGGCAAAGATTTCGAGATCGTTAAATTCGCGTCGCATAGACCACCTCACTCGGGCAAAAATTGACAACTGGCTGCGCCGGAATGACCCAAGGCTTCGGAAGAGCCGGAGCGTTACCGATAAAGAAGTAGATGGCGCGGATGGCGTCGATGGACGGGCGTCTGCCTTCAAAGATGGCGCAGGCGTCTGTGATTGAGATGTCGAGCAGGTTGGACAGGCCTACGAGTGTGATTCGTTCGTAGCCTTTTTCCTCGAGAGCTTCTTTCAGCGCGAAGCGAATCTCAAGGCCTGTGCTGCGAGAGGAAATTTTGCATTTGGCAGTTGGCATTTCGTATTCCTAACAACATTAATTTATGTATGAATAATACATAAAAGAATACTTAAATGCAACACACATGTATCTTAAATTAGTTTATGTATATCAACGGGCAAAATAAAAGCGCCCATTTAAGGGCGCTTCTGGCGAAAGTGAACCTAGCAAATCAAATCGGAACGTATTTTCCAACTACTACGCCGACTATCTTAATGAAAGGCGTCAGCTTAATGAATTTTGGGCCCGGCCATTCAGGATTGAGAGCCTTAAGATACGCTTCCCTTCCTTCTATAACTAGCTTTTTCATTGTCGCTTCAGCCTCGGAAAAAGTTTCGTCTTGAGCAATTACTATTCTTCCGGGCTCGGCTGGTAAATCCGGATCTACAAAAACTATATCGCCTTCTTGAAATTTTGGCTCCATTGATTCGCCCCGAACCTCGAGGGCGTATCCGTTTTCACTAATATCCACGGGGCATACATACCACTCGTCGACATGATTAGGCGCTATTAATGTCGGTTCTCCGGCCTGCACCCAGTTAAGTAAGGGTACCTTTCTCAGAGAACGCACTGGCTCGGCCTCTTTCATTTCGAGGCCGTCCCCTAACAGCTTGCCTATTGGAATTTCGAGACCTTTCGCGAGGGCGGTAAGCGTTGACAATGTTGGATTATCTTGCTCGCCCTTCAAGATTCGGGACACGGTAGGCTGCGGCAAACCGGTTAGTTTGACTAAATCCGCGGGCTTCAAATTTCTCTCCGCCAGGATTTCATGTAGGTTCGATTTCAACTTGCTCATGGCTCAATTATACGCTTACGAATAAAGATATTATCCTACGTTGCAATAAATACATATAACAATTAAACTAATCCGTATATGTATTTATTTAGGATTATTTATGCCTCTTTATCAGGACCCAAAAAATGCAATCCGGAGATTGCAGGAGCGGGGCTTTAGTCAGGCGCAAATTGCCGCGCTCGCGCACACGACGCAGGCAACAATTTGCCGAATTCTTTCCGGACAAAAAGGTGTCGATTACAGAATTGTGGACGCCCTGCGACAAGCGGCGAATAAGACCCGCAAAGTAAAAACGGAGCAAGTTAATGCCTAATTATTTCAAAGACAAGGCCGCGGCATTAGCGGCTAACGGCTATTTGCCAATACCGATTAAACCCGGGACTAAAAAATGCCAGGAGCCTAAATGGCCAAATTTCCGATTCACGCCGAAGGACGCCGAGGCATTCGCCAATTATGGCATCGGCATTCTTTGCGGCCAGGGCGAATATCCGCTCATGGCTATCGACTGCGACACGACCGATCCGGTGCTTCTGGATCGGCTGCGCAACGCACTGGGCGACACGATTACTCGGGTAGGCCGTGCGCCGAGAATCCTTTATCTCTTTGCGGCTGAGAAGGCCGGAATAGAAAAGATGAGCTCGGCCAAATTCGTCGATGAGAAGGGCGAGAAGCATCAGGTTGAAATCCTCGGCGCCGGTCAGCAGTTCGTGGCCTACGGCATCCATCCGGAAACTGGTAAGCCGTACCAATGGACCGACGCTTACGGCGGCCCGATCACGATTCCAGCCGCGGGCTTACCTTCGTTTACGGTTGAACGCGCCAAAGAGATCATCCGGGTAGCGGAGGAATACTGCCGCGCTAAGGGCTGGAAAGTTGAGGCGCCGGGGAAAGAAGCGGGCGCGGCTGCGCCCATGAGTGAGTTCGACATGGTTGTAGCCGAAAACCAAAAGCCTGATGTCAACCTGGAAGAAGCAAAGAAGTACCTGGATATGCTCCCGGCAAGCGATGTCGATGACCGCGCCCGCTGGGTTGAGACAGGTATGGCCCTGCATTTCCATTTCGACGGCTCAGTCGAGGCCTATCAGCTGTGGGACGTCTGGAGCGCGAAGTCGGCAAAGTACAAAGGCCCGGAAGAAACAGAGTATCTCTGGGGTGGATTCGGAAAGAAACGTCAGCGTCCGGTGACGATGGCCACAATCATCGCGCGCGCAAACAAGGCTAATGAAAAAGCCCTGCGCGAAGCGAAACGCGCAGAGCTCGAAATTGAACTGTCAAAGGTGCAGGTCTGTACCGACAGATACGAAGTACAAAATGTACTTAAGAAAACTTCTCTTACCGATTCTATGGATAAAGAGGAGTTTGTCAAGGCGGCACAGGCCAAGGTGCTCGAATTAACCGGTCTTAAGCCGAGTTTGGCAAGTATCAGAGGCTACCTCCCGAAACCTCGCAGGCGTGTAAAGTACGAAACTACCGAGGACGGCAACGCTCAGCGCTTTGTCGATCGGTACGCCGATTCCCTGCGTTACGTTGTGGAGACAGGCGAATGGCTCATGTGGACGGGATATTACTGGGCGCAGACATCTGACGTGGAGGCAACGGAGCTCGCCCGGCAGACAGTGCTCTCCATTGTGGACGATGCCCGGGAATGCGAGAACGAGGAAGAACGCGCCGCGCTTTTCACCTTCTGTGGAGCCTCGCAGAAGGCCGCAATGTACAGGCACATGATCGAGATTGCGCGCGGCGATGATCGCATTCGTATTCATGCCTCCGAGCTGGACGCCCAAACTCGATATGTCGCTGTCCAGAACGGCGAGATCGACCTAAAGACACTGCAATTTATTTCCGCCGAACAAACGCACTATCTCACGCAGGTCATGGGCGTGGCATACGACCCGCAGGCCGACTGTCCGCTCTGGAAAAAGACAGTGCTAGAGGTGTGCAGCGGAGACGAGCAAAAGGCTGAGTTCTATCAGCTCATCGCCAGTTACCCGATTCTCGGGGAGCCGATCGAGCAAAAATTCTTCACATTGCAGGGCGGCGGTGCAAACGGCAAATCGACGCTCACAAATACGATCCTGCACGTTTACGGGCAGTTTGGCCTCATTACGCCGTCCGAAACTCTGCTCGGTCAGTCGACAAACTCGAATGCCGGACAGACACGTGAGGACCTTCTCCGATTAAAGGGCAAGCGCTTGGTGACAGTTATGGAGCCGGACGACGATAAGCCGCTGAAAGAGGGCACCATTAAGGCGCTTACAGGCGGTGAACAAATTGCGGCCCGCGGACTGTACGCAAAAAAGACCGTGAGCTTCAAGCCCCAGTTCACACTGCACTTCTGTACGAACCATGATCTTTTGATCCGGGGAACGGACCACGGCATTCTGCGCCGTACCGTCATTATGACTTTTGACCGGGTATTCAAAGAGAGCGAGCAGGATAAGACCCTCTGCGAAAAGCTCAAGGCGGAAGGCTCCGGGATTCTCAACTGGATACTGGAAGGCGTCAAAAAATACCGTCAGACCGGCTTAGCCATCCCTTTATGTGTAGCCGAGGCCACTGAGCGATACAAGGAGGGTCAGGACCTAACCAAAGAATGGCTCGAAGAATGCTTTGAGTTCGGCCCCGGGTACGCTGTTTCCAGTATTGCTGCTTTTCAATCCTGGGAGGCTTATGCCGAGCCCCGAGGGCTAAGAGGCTATATCAAAAACACGAGATCTCTCAGCAAAAAGCTGAGCGGTAAAGGCTTTAAGTCTTTTCAGCACCAACACGGAATTAAAGGGCGCGGCTTTGAAGGCCTGCGATTAAAAGAATTTAAGAATTTGGACGAGACGGAATGAATTTGGAATTTTGCGACGTTAGCGTCATTTGAAATCGATTTTTAGGAAAGTTTCTCATGCGTACGCATTTAAAAAATTTATTAAAAGTTAATAAAAAATGTCGCTAATGTCGCAAAAGAGGGGTTATCGGAATTTTTGTACCGTTTGTACCGTTTGTACCGTTTTAGACCCTTTTTCAAGAAAGTCTCTCATGCGTACGCATTTAAAAAGTTTATTAAAAACTAATTAAAAACGGTACAAACGGTACAACTTGAGGGTTAATACTATGCTTTTAGAGAAAGAATCACACGTTTTAGAAAAAATAAAACTCTTATCGGTAGCGCTCGACTACGCCGAAAAGAAAGGGCAAATCCTGGACAGCAATCTGTATCGCGGATCGACCTATGGCTTTCCACCGAAGAAAGAAGTCATCGATTTCATGGAGACCTTTCACGCTCTGGACGCATTCGTCTAGGGCACCTGCACGGAGGACAACCTATTCGGGTGCGACGTAGCCAACCATTGGACGATCCAGGTCGGGTACTCCGAATCGGCGCCGGATATAGGAATTAATTATCAAGCAAAAATCAACAGGAGAATTCTTTGATCGATACTCACTTCTATGAACGCCTGGCTAACTGGCGACGGGTCTATGGCGACAAACCTGTCAGATGGCGCTCGCCTACAGACACCTTCTGCCGCTATGCCAAGTGTTATTTCGAGCGCGCCCCGGAAACCGAAGAAGAAAAGTACTGGCGGGAAGTGACCGAGCTCAAAGGGCGAGATCCTCTTTTACCGGCGCCGGACTACTCGGACGCCGAGCTTCTGCAGCGCGCCTGGATGAGTTTGCCCGAAAGGGTTGACGGTACAAAGGTAAAGCGCCACATACGGGTATTCGTTTTTGGCACGCGCAGAGAGTACGAGCGACTGCTACGTCAGTCTAAGATCTCCTACAGACAGGAGCCGGAATGGCGCCGGTCTTTCCTCCAGGCGTTCTATGACGCTATCGAGCGTGCCCAGAACGGTGAAAGAGAGGGTTAGTACCCATATTAATTTGCGGTTTAAGGTGGTAAAGTCGGAATAACAATTTAATCTACGACTTCGCGTTGTGCCTGATCGCTCTATAGCGGTCTTTCGCGTGCCCGGAAGAAACGTAGTACGCTTGAGCTGTTTCAGTTGTTGTTGAAAGGATGTACGATTGAAGCAGCTCTTTTGCTTTTATAGACTTAGGAGGTCAGCTTGAAACTCGGAGTTCCCTTCTTTTTCTGTTTTCTGTACGTTTTCTCGCTGATTCTCGATTCCGACGGCAGGCGTCCCCAGATCGTTATCGACGCGATTGGGTACGGCTTCCTGCTTTTCTGTCTCCTGAGCTTGCTTTATTTTCTTGCCGATGCCCTTCTTAATTTGTTCGACAAAGGCAGGAAAGTTTTCGGTCTTAGGCAATCCAAGAAGGAATGAAATGCCGTTAGCCAATGGTTGGGCCTGAAGTATTCCGCCTATTAGAGCCACCATAACGAAGTTGCTTACTTTTTTCCTTTTTCGCGCTTTGACGCGTTTTTGAAATCCCTTGGTGCCGAACTTCAGAATTATTTGGTCCTCGAGTTCTTTTCCGGAGTATTTGGAAAACAGTTCCATAACCTCGTGAATATTCACGTCGCGTCTAAGGTATTTCTTATACTTGGATAGCCGTTTTAGGTTTTCGGTGACGGAATTAACGCGTTGAATTGCGCTTTCAAGTCGATGCCTGAGCTCGGCCGAGGTCTTTGCTTTCTCGGCATCGTGGAAAAGTTCGTGTATCGGGCGGTAAGATTCAACCAGACGCTGAGCGGAGGCCAGAGCCTCGGGGCATGGGTTTTCAACCCGTTTTTTAATCTCGAGGGTTGTTACATCGATAAAAACCTCATCCAAGTGGCGCTGAAAAGTTGCGATGTCCTCGCCGACAAATAAACGGAATTCTTTTATGAAGTCGGATGATGCTTTTGCGGCATCAATAAAAATTTTGTTTCTGTGATAAATCAGCACGTCTGCCGGCAGCTCATAGGGCATGGATTCTCCTTTGGATTGTTACTTGGCAAGAATGATTCTAAGGAAATGCGGGCTGATCGTCCCGTGCAACAACCGATCTTTCTCTTTGAGTAAGTACATGGGGTTTGAGCCGCTCGGTCATTCGCGATCGGGCGGTTTCTTTTTATGGGTTTGCTTTATGAATATCAAAATCCTCGGCCGCGTCCCCGTCCGTTTTAAGGATGGAGTTAAGTGGATCACGGTGAAACCGAACGGCCCCGAAAACAAAGGTACGCCGGTCAAACTGGACGATCGAACCGGAGAGGTTCTTGCAGGCATGGGCGGAAAGTTTAACGGACGCCATATCTCTGCGGCACCCAGAGGCGGCAGACAGGAGCAGCCGGGAGCTCAGGCCGTGATTGAATGGTCTAAAGCGCCCAAGGCTCCCCAGAAGCCTCAGTACACTGGCTCCGACAAATATACGAAAACGGCTAATCTGGTTAAGTCAACGCAGAAGGAATTTACTCCGGACAGCGTAGGTAAGGCGATCAAAGACCTTAATTATCCCTACACGATTGACCTAGATAACAAGGACCAAATTCTCAAAGAGCTCGATAAAGAATATGACCACCTGAGATCCATGGGCTATCCGTATGGTCCGGACGAAGCGGAGAAGGAATATGAGCGCGCGATGAGTTTTCAGGCCGCTCGCAAACGTGTCGATGATATTTTTGAAAAGGACTACGGAGACCTTACGAAAGGCGAGGACGGCCTGGAGCCGGACGAAGTAGAGGACCTTAAAAATCTTTATGCCGAGAGACTTCGCCTTTCTGCTCTGAGGCAGGTTGCCGAGGCCTCTGTCTGGTATACGGACCGGGCAGACTTTAGAAATTCGGATTTTTATAAAGCCCTGGATAAAGCCTCCTCTAAGCTCGGCGATAAGGTTGACGCTTTGGCGGCTCTGCCGTCCAGACGTCCGACAAATCGCAAAAATCGTCTGCTAAAGCAGAAGAAGCTGTATCAGGCGCAGAGATTTACGCGCCAGCAGATACAAGGTATGAAAAAGTTTCAGGCGCAGTTTGCAACGGAGCTTGCAAAGAATGTTAAGCCTCAAATCGCGAAGCTGAATGCGGATTTAGCCTCGGCCACTTCGACGGTCGATGTCGTCACCGCCCTGGAGGCTAGCGGGCTAATGAATACGCCGACTGAAAACTTTAACCTTATGAGTATGGAAACCGCGCGAGGCGTTGGGCAGGCGTACTCCGATATTTGTTCTAAGTTTCCTTTCCTGGCAGGTAATCTAGGGAAGGCTAGACTTGCATCTATCGGGAGCAATACGTACGGAGAGTGCTTCATGCCCTCCGGCTCTATTGATCTAAGCTCCGTTTGGTTTAAAAGAGGAAAAGAGACCGATTTTGCTACTGAGTTTAGCAATAACATGGCTACGCAATTCCACCCCAAAGGCGCCATGTCTAAAGGAGCGGCCTATGCAGTAGCCTCGCATGAGCTAGGTCATGCGCTCGAAGGGCGCATAGAAAAACTAATGCAAGCGGCCGGCGTTGATACGACGGAAAAGGGAAAGAAAAGGTATTTCATTTCCGGACGCATAGCGGATAAAGCACTTTCAAATCTTTCTTTGAAAAACGATCCGGGCGTTATAAAAAAGGAGCTGTCTGAGTACGCAGCCAAGGATACAGCAGAGTTCTTTGCCGAGGCTGTTTCTGAGTACCTCTGTAGCCCTTCTCCTAGACCCCTGGCGGCAGAGGTTGGTAAAATACTAGAACGGATCCTGAAAAATGATTTTTCAGACCTCCATATTGTTTAGGAGAAGGGTATGGCCGAAAAACTTACACCTGAAACAGAAGAGTGCTACAGAAGGGTTCCCGCCTCTTTTCCTTCCGATTGGTTTGACCATAGCGGGCCCGCTTTTGAGGGCCTTAAGCTCAAGAAGGAAGCCCCGGCTCGTGCGCATAGAGAACTGAAAAAATACGATGATTATTGCGAAGCGAAAAGAAAGCAAGGAATCATTGTTTACTAGTAACCGATAACACACTGTAACCGCCCGCGTGGCGGTTTTTTATTACCAAAAACAAACCCCGTCTAGTTAGGAGCTAGGCGGGGTTTTTAGTGTCAACCTAAAGTAGTAGGTCGATATGGGAATTATATCAAAGCACTGTAGGAAGCTGGTTATGGAGATATTCCAAAAGTATCCCATTTGGGCCTTTTGTTTCCGCTGGGGAATCCTTATTTTGATGCTGGCATTTTCTTACAGCCTTATCAAATAAGGAGGCAGCCATGGACGAATGCGAAGCTCCGAAGCGTAAGCAGGGACGCCAAACTAAGTACACGCCTGCCAAGGCCAAAGAGATCTTAAGACGGCTCGCCAGTGGCGAGACCCTGACTTCTATTTGCCGGGATATGCAAATCCCGCCTTCTACTGTTTATCAGTGGACCGTCGACCGGAATGACTTTGCCGTAGACTTCGCGCACGCGAGAGACTTCGGCGATCAGGTCCTGGAGGATGAGGCCGTCGACATCTCAGACACGATGGAAGAAGCATCTGAGACGATTGATTCGTTCAGCGAGAAACATGGGGCGTCGAGCACAGTCAAGAAAGGCGACGCCGTGGCACATCGCAGGCTCCGGGCAGAAGTCCGGCTGAAAGTTGTCGCAAGACGAAAGGGCGCAAAGATCCAGCTGGATACGAACGGCGCCGGAGGCGAGGGCCTGGCAAGCGTCTACGAGAAAATTAGAGAAGTGGCTAAAGGTAAAAAATGAACGATCCTTTTTCCGAGCTGTGGAGTCCGCACAGATTTAAAGTTTTCTATGGCGGCCGCGGTTCGGGAAAGTCGTGGGCAATCGCTGAGGCCCTGATCGTCATGGCCAATTTGTCGCGACTGCGCGTACTGTGCTCCCGCGAGTTTCAAAATTCGATCGCCGATTCGTCCTATCAACTTCTGAAGGACACGGCCGAGCGCCTAGGGCTGAGCCACCGCTTCGAGTTCCTGGAGACCGAGATCCGACACATAAACGGCTCTCGGTTCTTTTTCAAAGGCTTGCAGCAGAGACAAGCGCAGTCGGTAAAGTCGATTGAAGGTGTCGATATATGCTGGATTGAGGAGGGCCAGTCAGTCTCGCAGGTCTCCTGGGAGACACTGATACCGACCATCCGAAAAGCGGGCTCCGAAATATGGGTCTCGTTTAATCCGCTCCTGGCCGACGATCCGACAACCAAATTATTCCTGACCGATGCGCCGCCACCCGGCGCCTATGTCCGGAAAGTTAATTTTGATGAGAACCCGCATTTTCCGGAAGCGTTGCGCCGGCAGATGGAATGGGATCGCAAAAACGACTACGAGAACTATTTGCACGTTTGGGAAGGATATCCTCGCACGATTAGCGATGCGCAGATTTTCCGCGGGCGGTTCACGGTCGAGAGTTTTCCGGACGATCTTTGGCAGAAGGCCGACAGGCTATTTTTCGGCGCTGACTTTGGCTTTGCGAACGACCCGAGCACGCTGGTGCGATCGTTCATGTACGACAATCGGCTGTATGTCGAATATGAGGCTTTCGGCCACGGCGTTGAGCTAGACGAGCTCCCGGCGCTGTACGATTCGATCCCGCTCTCCAGGAGCTGGCCGATTAAAGCCGACTGCTCACGACCTGAGACCATCAGCTATTTGGCTAAGCGTAAAGGATTCAATATCTCGGCCGCAGAGAAGTGGCAGGGCTCGATTGAGGACGGTATCGCCTATCTGAAATCTTTCGACAAGATCGTCATCCACCCGCGCTGTAGGCATACGGCAGAGGAATTCAAGCTCTACAGCTACAAGGTCGACCCTAAAACGAACGAGGTCCTCCCGATCATCGTCGATAAATACAATCACGGCATCGATGCCATTCGATACAGCCTCGACGGCTATATCACACAGGCGGGGCTCGATGAGTTCATTCGCCTGGGCAGAGGTTAAGCATGAAGGTAAACAAGAAACTTTCCCGGACAAAGCGCGGCGGCAGCAAGCAGTTTGCCGACGGGTTTCAGAACCCGCTCCTGCGCATGGGCTTAAATACGAGCACGACGCTCAACGGCAATCGCTACATCCCTGAGTTCAAGTCTTTCCAGCGCAACGAGTTGGAATGGGCTTATCAGGGCTCATGGATGTGCGGGCTCGCGGTTGACGTGGTGGCCGATGATATGACGCGCGAGGGCGTTGAGCTCCAGTGTGACGATCCGGAGGTCGCTTCTGCGATCGATATTGCACTCGACGAATTCCGAGTTTGGGATAGCCTGTGCGACGCTTTGAAGTGGGCGCGTCTCTACGGAGGTTCGCTGGCCGTTCTTCTCATTGACGGTGATGACATGGGCACACCGCTCGGACCGGTTAAACAAGGCGCCTTCAAAGGGCTGCTCGTTCTCGACTGCTGGCAGGTCAACCCGTCGACAGAGGTCGTCCAGGAGCTCGGGCCTAACTTTGGCAAGCCGCTTTATTACCAGGTTTTCGCGGAGCAGAGTGCTATCGATATTCCCGGAGGAAAAATCCATTATTCGCGCTGTATCCGCTTTGAAGGGCGCCGGCTGCCGTATTACTTGCGACAGGCGTATCGCGGCTGGGGCGCGAGCGTACTGGAGCCGCTATTCAACCGAATCGAGATGTTTGATATGGCGACCGAAGGCGCGGCTCAGCTCGTCAATAAGTGTTACCTGCGCTATTACAAGGTCAAGGGCCTGCGCTCCATTCTGACGAATGACGTCGCCAAGAAGGGATTTATGACGCAGATGGAGCATACCCGGCTATTTCAGAGCATCGAGGGCATGACGCTCGGGGACATTGAGGATGATTTCCAGACGATGACCTACACGTTCACGGGCCTCCCCGAGGTGCTCCTTCAATTTGCTCAGCAGATCTCCGGCGCCACGGGCATCCCGCTGGTACGATTGTTCGGTCAGTCTCCGGTCGGATTCAATTCCACCGGCGAGAGCGACATTCGGCTCTACTACGACAATACGAAACAGCAGCAGGAAAAGATGCTGCGCCCGGGCCTAAAGAAAGTCCTGAACGTCATTTATATGAGCGTGACCGGACATGCTCCGGACAAAGATTTCAATTTCGATTTCCGCCCGTTGTGGCAGATGACCAACGAGCAGAAAGGTGCCTTTGCTACGGCCATGGTCGGTGCGATTGTGCAGGCGTTACAGAGTGAATCAATCTCACTGCCGAACGCAATGAAGGAGCTCAAAAAGCTCAGCCCGACCATCGGCCTTTTCTCCTCGATTACCGAGGAGGACATCGACGAGGCAGAGAAACAGGAAAACGAGCTTATGCCGCCAGGAGGATTAAATGCAGCAGCAGAACAAGTTCCGGGAGCAGGCCAAAACGGCGGCTTTGGACCGCTGGTATCGCAAGCGGCTCAAGGCAGTGGCCAAACAGATCGCACAAATAGCACTGGAATGGGAGGGAAGCGACCCGAGCCAGCTCCAGCTCAGTCTGTTTGATTATTCAGTGCGGCTCGACGAATGGGCTCGCTCCGTGGCAGACATCATGCTGCGCCGCGCGGCCTCGGCAGATTACGACACCTGGCTCAGGATTGGCCAAAAGATCAGCCGGGAAACTCGCCGCAAGTTGAAGGACGCAGCCGCCGGGCCGATTTTCAATCGCCTGCGCGAGGAGCAGGTCGCACTGATCCGCTCTTTGCCCATGGAGGCCGCCAAGAAGGCCCAGGAATGGGCCGCTAGCGGGTTATCGGATGGCCAGCGCTATGCCGATATCGTCCAGCGCATCAAAAACGAGCTGGGCGGCGTTACGGAATCCCGAGCGATTTGCATTGCCCGGACGGAGACCGCTAGAGCGCGATCCAACTTCACCCAGGCCAGGGCCCAGGCCGTTGGCTCAACGCATTACGTGTGGCACACGGTTGGCGATAACGCAGTGCGCCCAAGGCATCGTGAGCTGGATAAGACCGTTCATGCCTGGAGCGATCCTCCGATCTGCGACGTCGGCGCAGGCGGCACGCCTATTCGCAGCCATCCCGGATGCGTTTTTAATTGTTTTCCGGGCGATACATTAGTCCGGTTAGACAGCGACATCATCCGAGTTATCCGATCGCCGTTCAATGGATGTGTCGTAGATATTGGTTGCGCCGGTTCTGTCATAACAGCGACACCGAATCACCCAATGCTTACCCAACGGGGCTGGGTGCCGGCAGGCGAAATCAATGAGGGCGACTATCTCCTCCAGGCGTTCGGAGATACAGTCGATATGGTTGAATCCGACAAACAGCGGGATCATGTTCGCATTGCGGATTTGTTTGACGCGTTTTCTGGAGAAGCCGTAAGAACCGCCGGAACACATTTTAATTTCTACGGCGACGTTCCCGATGGCGATGTCGACAGTGCCATTGTCCAAGGGCGATTGTGTCCTGACATCGTAGCCAAGCTCACGGAGCGCGGTGGCTATTTCAAACTCTCCGGGGCCGCGGCTGTAATGAGCGGAGTTGGCCATGATGTTAGCCATGTGCGCGTCCCGCGCGCTCTTGGAGAGGGCCCGGCGATCATCGAACGACATTCTGGCGAAGCGGATGACGTTTGCTTGGGAGCCATTGCGGATAGAAACGTTTGCCTCTTTGAGGCGAGTAGTGATAGTGGACCTGTTGACGCCAAAGCTCTTAGCAAGAGCCAGGATCGATTCCCCGGAAAGGTAACGTCTGATGATTTCGGGGCTGTTCAATTTCTTCCGATTGAAGGCATGGAGGCCGCGGCCACTTCGATACCGCGCTGTATCGACACCAAGGGCGCGGAGTTTCAAAGACAAGACGTCGGGGCTGCAGTCAATTTGCTTGGCGGCATCCGTGATGGTCGAGCCAGACTCTACAAGGGATTTCGCGTATTGAATACGTTCAGACGAGATTTTTCTGGACATGTTTATACCTTAGAGACAAGCAAAGGTTGGTACAGAACAACAATGAATAATTATATAGTAAAAAATTGTCGGTGCTGGCCTGAACCGCTTTTCTACGAGAAGGACAAATGAGAAGGAAATTTCGAGACGGTCGCTTCTTGACCACGGAAAAAATCAGCCCTCTGAAGGAAAAAACTCCAGAGGGCTATTTGTTATGCCGGGACGTTCCGATTAGCCGCGTCGGATCGTTTGAATATTCAGCGGCTGAGGTCGGCTTGCCAAATATCGGCCACGCAGTGCAGGTATGGCGGCCGGAAGAACAAATTTTTAATCCCGAAACGATTGCCTCGTTTGAGGCCAAGCCGGTAGTCATCGGTCACGCGAGATTCGCAGATCCGGACAACTGGCGGGAGATTGCAGTCGGTACGACCCAGAACGTTCGGCGGGGAGAAGGTGACAAATCGGACTTTCTTCTCGCCGATTTGCTTTTGACGGATCGAAAGGCGATCGAGGCAGTCGAGAGCGGGGATTTGAAGGAAGTCTCATGCGGGTATGACGCGGATACGCAGGAAACGCCCCAGGGGATTGAGCAAATTGGCATCGTGGGCAACCACGTTGCTCTAGTGGTATCAGCCCGATGCTCGGGCTGCAAAATTGGAGACGGAAGCATGACAACTAGCTTAAAGACCCGCCTGCGGAAATTGTTCCGCGACGGAAACGAGGACGCATTTAACGAGGAAGTGGACAAGCTCCAGGTTCAGGACGACGACGCACCTGACGCGGCGCCCGCTCCTGCTCCGACACCGACACTTGAGGAGCGCCTGGCCAAACTCGAGGCCACCGTGGCAGCACTTGCTAAGGGCCTGGCTCAGAAGCCCGTGGGCGACGCAGATACGCCGCCTGTGCCGGATGATGACGATGAGTTGATCGATGATCCGGACGCTCAGGCCATCATCGGCGACGCTGAGGCCCTTTGCCCGGGAATGAAAAAGCCTGTGGGCGACGCCAAGGGCGGCAAATTCACACGTAATCAGATCGAGCGCGTTATGCGCACGGCGCTGAAAGGCGCCGGCGTCAAGCAGTTCGGTGATTCCTCCGAGCTCGACGGCAAGGCGCTGGATATCGCCTTCAAGGCGGCAGTCGCTATGTCCAAGTCCGGAAAGAATCCGAGGGCCAGCGGTACACGCTACGGCGACAGCGCTGAGGATTCAGTCAACTCGATCGCATACGTCCAGAAAAAACTTAACGATTTTTGGGGAGCTAAATAATGTCTCAGTTCATTGGCACATCTATGCCTCGCGGTTCTGCCGGCGATATCACTCGCGGCATGTTTGACTACACAACAGAAGTCAAACAGAACGACACAACAACTCCGGTCGCCGATGACGGCGTTCTGGTTTCTCTGACCGCAACCGGTAAGGCCACTCCGGCCACTGATGCCTCCAAGGTCTACGGCATCGCAGTTCGCGACTATCGCCAGGTGGGCCCTGATGGAAAGGCCTGGCCGAAAGACGCCTTTGTCTGCATCCTGCGCCGCGGCTACGTTGCCGTGCGTGCGGCAGGTACTCCGGCGCCGGGAGGAGCTGTCTACTTGGACGCCGCAAACAAAGGCGTTACAGCCACTAAGGCGGGAGACGCCACGGCTATTCCTAACTGCGTCTTTATGGGCGCGAAGGATGACGCGGGCCTGGCCGAAATCGCATTCAACATCTAATAGGAGCAAAAAATGGTAAGACGTTTTGCTGACGCTGAAACAATTTCCGCTACCGGCGCATTCCTGGTCGGTGAGCTCGAGCGTCTCGATTCCAGAATCTATGAACCGATCGCAGATTTTACGTATGGCCGCGATATCGACCTGCGCAACGATGTGACGATCGCCGATGAGGTTTCTTCTTTCATTCAGTCCGAATACATGGGCGGTTTCGGCGGCACAGGCGCGGGTAAAAAGTCCTTCATTAAGGGCCCGGATTCCACGCCCGCCCGCGTTTCTGTTTCTCTGAAGAAGGTAGCCACGCCGCTGACACTCTGGGGCATGGAAGTCGCTTACACGATTTTCGAGCTGCAGAAGGCCATGCAGGCAGGTCGCCCGATCGATGCGCAGAAACACTCTGCTATGCGCATGAAGCATCAGCTCGACATTGATACTCAGGTCTACGTCGGTGACGACGAGATAGGTGTTAAGGGCCTGCTCAACTCTGACCAGGTAACGCATGAAAATGTCGGCACCTGGACCGATTCCACGGATGTAAAGACCGTTATCGGCTACTTCAATAACATCCTGGAAAAAGCCTGGAAGGCAACGCAGTACAACCGCATTCCGAAGAACCTTTTGGTTCCTCCGGCTATTTTCGGCAAACTGGTGAGCACACAGCTGACTAATACCGAAATGAACCTGCTGCGCTATGTTGAGGCTAACAACCTCTCTGTAGCCAATGGCGGTACGCTGACCATTCGCCCTGTGCGTTGGCTGGCTGATACGACATTGTTCTCTACGCCGCGAATTGTGGCATACACAAAAGCAGAGGACGTGGTCCGCTTCCCGCTGGTTCCGATCGCCTCTCTCCCGGTTCAGTACCGCAATTTCGAGCAGGCAGTTCCGTACTTTGCAGCACTCGGTGGTGTCGAGTTCGTGCGTCCGGAAATGGTTTACTACGCCGACCTGGCAGCAGGTTAAGGAGGCTTTATGAAACGAATTTCAGTTCGTTGTCCGCTGGTGCTGAATATGGGATCTCAGCAGTTCGAATTTAAGCCGTCACAATCCTATGAGGTCGAGGACGCAGTCGCGGCTCAGCCGTACCTGCAAGCACACCTTGCCACGTTTATCGACATCACGCCGCCGGCAAAAGAAAAGCCGGCTGCGGAAAAGGTCGAGGAACCTGCCGAGGAAAAGGCTGAGCCGGTAGTGGAGGAAAAACCGGCGCCAAAGAAAAATGCGAAAAAGACCACAACTGTGAAGGAGGCTGAAAATGTTAAACCAGCCTCTGACGCTTGAGGAATTTCGCAAACTTTTTCCGGAGATCGATTCGGACAGTTATCCGGACATAGCGGTTAAAGCTCGATTAGCTTTAGCCGCTAAATTTTTCTCAGAGGAAAGCTGGCCAGATCCCGAGATCCGGGCGCACGTCATGGGGCTGTATACAGCCCACTATCTGAAGCTCCAAGGGTCTGCCGCTGACGGCGGCAACGGCGGAGACACCTCCGCACTGGCCCAGGTCACTTCGATGTCTGTAGACGGTGCATCTGTGAGTTACGACACCTCATCCTCGTCCGAGGAGGGCGCCGGCTCATGGAATCTCACCGCCTACGGCCGCGAGCTGTGGCAGCTTATTCAGTTGTTCGGAGCAGGGGCCAGGCAGATATGAAAAAGACGATCTCTGTTTCCATTGTGCGGCATGACGGCGAGTTGAACCAGGCACTGAAGCGTCTGGCGAAAACTGCCGTTTATGTCGGCATCGCGGCAGGCTCTAACGACGATACGCGAAACGATGGCGGCCCGAGCAACCACCTTTTGGGCTTTGTGCATGAGAACGGCTCTCCGGTGAACAATATTCCGCCGCGACCGTTTCTAGTTCCGGGCCTGGAGGCGAATCGGGAAATGATCGTCGACGGTCTTAAGGGCGCCATGGACTGCGCGCTCAAGGGCGACGAGAAAAAGTGTGGCCAGACACTCGAGCGCCTGGCGATTCGCTCGGCCTCGGCGGTCAAAAGCTACATGCAAACGGCCGACTTCGAGCCGCTCAAGCCCAGAACAATCGCAAACCGTAACCGCTCGCGCCTTACCCAGGGCACCCGCGAGAACGAGATGGAAGGCGTGGGCATCCGGCCATTGATTAACACGGGACAGTTACGCGACGCCATTGACGGCGTTGTGGTGGAGGAATGATGGCGACTTTAGACGTTGAACGTGTAATCCGATCTCCTTTGTTTACTTCGCCCTGCAAGCTGATTCATTTTGTCGAGGGCCTGGACGAGTTCGGTAATCCTACGTGGACCGAAGGTGAAAGTACGGACGTTATGGCCGTCATCACGGCCGACACAAAGACCATCTCGAGATTGCCGGAGGCGCTCCGGCGCGAGGGCACGATCCTAGTGCGTTTCATGATTGCCGATATGCCCGCGGGCTTCGGCGGCTCCGGGAACGATGAGGTCGAGTGGCGCGGCAAGCGCTTTGTCGTCAAAGACTGCGCGGATTACTCGCAGTTTGGCAAGGGCTTTTTGCGGCTGACTTGTTGGCCTGCGGAGGTGAGCGATGGCAGTTACTGATAGCCGGACGGCCGGAGCATTACGCCCGACGGGTTCGGACAATGAGACAGGGCTGATGGACCCGCTGCGCCAGTGGATCTCTGAACTTATTGGCTTGCGGCTCGATCTAGTCCGTGCCTCCTGGCGTCCTAAGCCTGGTACTCAGCCGGCGCTAAAAGCCGACTGGTGCGCACTGGCGCTCAAAAGCCTGGACACCACGCCTGTCTATCTCGACGGGCGCAAGGGCGATCCATCGCTTCCGCTTTCCGGGGATCAGACTTCCGTGGTGCACGAGGATTATGAGCTTGTGCTGAGCTTTTACGGTCCCCGAGCTCTATTCCTCGCGCAGAGATTCAGAGACGCGGCGCAGATCGGTCAGAACCGCTCACTGCTGCGACAGTCAGGGCTCACGTTAAAAGCGATTGATTCGCAGGCCATGCGCCTTCCCGATCTTGTTTGCGAGACGTGGGTCGACCGATATGACATGACCTTCCACGTTGCCCGGAAGGTTTCAAGAACTTACGGCGTTCGCACCATTGTCGGTGCCGATGTCGACTTTTATACAGAACGAGGTAAATTATGAGCGTTGCTCCTACATTACCGGTCTCCGAAGTTGTAAACGTCACGATCGAAATGTCTCCGGTCGCGGCCGCACTTCGCAACTTCGGGGCCATGTTAGTGCTCGGCACCAGCGATGTCATTGACACGGACGAGCGCCTGCGCACCTATTCGGGCGTGGAGGGAATCGCCGCCGATTTTGGAACTGATGCGCCTGAGTATCAGGCCGCGATCACTTTCTTCGGCCAGTCACCCCAGCCCTCTCAGCTGGTTGTCGGCCGCTGGGCTAAAACAGCAACTGCCGGGCTTTTGCGCGGCCGTATGCTTGCAATCTCTCAGCAGCAGATCGCTGACTTCGAGAAAATCACATCCGGATCTTTCACGGTCGAAATCGACGGTTCTTCTGTCTCGGTTTCCAGCGTCGATCTGAGCTCCCAGAGCAATTTGAACGGCGTAGCAACTCAGATTACAACCGCGCTGGCCTCAAAGGGCACCTGCGTATTCGACGGTACGAGATTCATTATCAAATCCGCCACCACGGGCGTGAATTCTTCCGTCGCAAACGTTTCTTCTACCGAGTTGTCTAAGCTCATGGGCCTGGATGCCGGAACGACTAAAGTCAATGGCACGGAAGCTGAGGACCTGGTCGACGCGGTAACGGCCTGCCTGGATTACACCAACTGGTACGGTCTTTATGTGTGCGGAACCGACTGGACGGACGCGGATGCCTTGGAAGTCTCTGCGCTCATCAATGCCGCGCGACCCTCTCGTATCGTGTCCTGGACGTCGCAGAATACGGGCGAAATGGATTCTACAAATAGCACCTCGCTGGGCTCTAAGCTCAAGGCGCTGGGCTATAACCGCACGATCTGTACGTTCTCCAGCACCAGCGACACTGCCGGTGTCTCGGTCCTCGGACGCATGAGCACGATCAATTTCAAGGGATCGAATACCACGATCACTCTGAAATTTAAACAGCTCCCGGGTGTTGTTGCCGAGAACTTGAGAACGTCCCAGTCGCTGGCCCTGAGAAACAAAAACGTCAACGTATTCGCGGCATTCCAGAACGACACTTCCATCTACAAGGAAGGCGTCATGTCCGGAGGCTGGTTCATTGACGAGACCCATGGCCTTGACTGGCAGCAGAACCGAGTGGAAACCGATCTTTGGAATCTGCTCTATACGACTACGACCAAGATCGGCCAGGACGAAGCGGGCATGACCGCAATTTTGGCGACGATCAACAAGTCGCTTGACGCGGGCGTCCGAAATGGTCTCATCGCCCCGGGCGTCTGGAACGGCGATTCTTTTGGTTCTCTCCAGAAGGGCGACACGCTCACCTCAGGATATTACGTCTACATTCAGCCGCTGGAAGAACAGGCGCAGAGCGATCGCGAGGCCCGTAAGGCACCTCCGATCAAAGTGGCTATCAAATTGCGCGGCGCAGTTCACTTTATTGACGCCACGCTCACGATCAATCGATAAGGAGAAACAGGATGGCAACTTATTCCTTTATGGATGTCACTGCGACATTCGCAGGGCCGACCGGCGTGATCGATCTCGGATACGGTTCCGCGGCCTCCAAAGAAGGTATTTCCGTCGAGTTCAATCAGCCCCGGAACAATATGACGCCGGGCGCAGATGGCGAGGTTATGCATTCTTTGAGGGCAGACAAAAGTGGAAAACTTACGATTCGGCTTCTTTATACCTCCCCCGTGAACGCAAAGCTCAAGGCTATGTTTAACGCCCAAAGTTTGAGTTCGAGCGCCTGGGGCAACAATGTCATCACCGTCCTAAACAAAGGCAATACGGACACGATCGTGGCCAGAAGCGTCGCATTCCAAGGCTTGCCAAGTCAGACCTTCGCCGAGGACGGCCAGCCCGTTCTTGAATGGGGCTTTGACTGCGGCAAAATTGATACTCTTAGCGGGACTTACTAATGGACAAACTCGTACCTCAAAAATTTACATTGCAGGGGCATGAGTACATTGTCGGGCGGCTCGACCTTTTTGAAGCTATGAAGCTCCAAAAGCGGCTCGGGCCGCTGATGCCCACGGCATTCAATAATGTCCTCTATGGCATGTGGACAGCATACGGAAAATCCATGCCGGAATCCAAAGCGACATTGAGCGACAAACTGACCGAGTTCGGTACGTTGCTCGCGGTCTGTCAGCCGCTCCTGGATCGCATTGCGGCCATGCCGGACGCGGATTTCGACTACTGCGTGCGCACTGCGCTGGGCGTAGTTGAGCGTTGCTCGGAGGATGGAAAAACCTGGACCCGAGTGTATTCGGGCGGCACGCTGGCGTTCGATGACATCGATTTCACAACCACATGCGTATTAGTGAGCGCTGTCGTACAGCGTGAGCTTCGCCCTTTTATCGACGCTTTGAATCTTTAACGTTCGCTCATAGCGTCGAAAACAGTCAGCAGGAACCGAGCCCGTTCAGAAGTCTTCCTGATGGCCTGGATTTCCTGATGCGTCCTGTTTATCACGGGATGATCAGCTATCTGGACCTGAAGGGTGACGATCTGACACTTGAGGACATCCTGCTAATGAACGTTTATATCGACAACCAAAAATACAACGAATTTGTTTTAGAGAAGGAGCGCAGCCATGAGTAGCGTTCTCGCCGGTTTCCTCGTCCGCTTAGGCTTTGTGGTCGATAAAGACGAGCAAGCCAAGTTTCAAGCCTCAATCGACTATGCCGGAAAGCGCATGAAGGAAATCGCTATGCGAGGCGCTGCCTTAGGCACTGCGTTCACAGCGGCATTCGCTAAAAGCACCCAGGAAGTCAACCGCTTTTATAACCTTACGAACCAGGTGGGCGGATCTGTCCGAGGTTTGAATAATGTCGCTTCAGCCGTGGCCAAGGTCGGAGGAAATTATGATCAGGCTGCCTCAAGCATCCAGGCGTTTGCCAATAAACTGACGTTTACGCCGGGGATGGATCAGTACATCAAGAACCTGACGGGCATTGACATTCGGGACAAAAACGGCCAGCTAAGGGAATATAGCGATATTCTTTTGGACCTCAGAAAACGCTGGGAAACACTCGGGGATGCGGCCGGGCGAAATGAAGCGGCCATGATGGGGCTGGACGGTATTTATGCCGACGTTATGAAAAAGGATTTTGCCGCCGAGCTCCAAAAAACAAATAAACAGCAGGGCGAGCTGGCTGACATGGTCGACAAGTCGGCGGATTCCGTGCATCGCCTCTCAAACGAATTTTCACGCACCTGGGAGATTATCTCCATGGGGAGCCAGGCCGCTTTTGGTACGCTGACCGATAGCCTCGGTTTGGATAAGGTTGCCGAAAAGTTTAATAAAACACTCTCGCAAGAATTGCCCGCATGGATCCAGACGGAAAAAAACATTTGGGATCAGTCTCACGGCTTCGGCGACTATCTCAAAAACTTCTTTTTTAAAGCCGACGAATTTCAGGATGCTGAGCGTTACAAGCGCCACCTCATGGACGATGAGCAGGTGCAGGCGTTCCTGCGCAAAAAGTACACCAAACAAAAATCTGTATTGGACGATGAGGCGGAGGAGGGCGTGAGCATCGTGGACGATTTCGATAAAAAGGGATTCGAGGAGGAGCTGGCTAGGTATCGAGCTGCAGGCTCGAAGGCGCCGGCGAAACCCGCGCAGACAGAAGCACCTCCGGCGTCGGGGAAAATGACGCGAGGGCTACGAAACAACAATCCGGGCAATATGCGTCCGGTATCGCGAAATCAGGCAAATGATGGGGCTTTTACGATTTACCGCACGCCGGAAGAAGGCTGGGGCGCGCTGGGCAAGCAGCTCAAGGCCTACGCTAATGCCGGGCTGGATAACGTCGCGTCGATTATCTCTAAATACGCGCCGTCCAGCGAGAACAATACAGGCGCTTATATCCAGTCAGTGACCGCCAACATGAGCAAACGCCTAGGCTCGGATGTCGGCGCGCTGACACGCCTCGACCTGAGTGATCCCCGTGTGCTTAAGGCGCTCATGCAGTCGATCACGGAGCATGAGAATTTCCGGGGCGCCTCTCAGTATTTCGAAGGCGCCTCTTTTGATAAAGAGGTGCTCGCCGCAGCGCAGTCGCAGTGGAGATCTAAGGTCGTCAATGAGAGGGACAAAATCCCGTCTCGGGGTAATGTCGTCGTGAACCAAAACATAACGATCAACGGGGCAGATAATCCGCGCGCTGTCGGCCAGGCCGTGGCGCATGAGACCCTGCTGGCACAGAACCGATACGGCCAGCGCAATCTTAGCTAAGGAGGAAATATGCCCTCTTTACCTTATAGTCTTGAGGCTCTGCTTCTAGGTCGAAAACGAGAATTTGCTGGAATTATTCCGGACGTCGTGGTTAGCGAGGAGCACGAAAACGAGGTCGTGGTTACGCGCCATCCGGTCGATACTGGCGCGAATGTTTCGGATCATGCGTATCAGATGCCGACGGTGATTAATTGCCAGTTCGGCTGGTCCGATTCCTCAAGGCTTCTAAATTCGATTCTGGATTTTTCGATTTTTAAGGGCCTGACCACGACGAAAGACGTTTATGAGAAGTTGCTTGAGTTACAGGCCAAACGGGAGCCGTTTTCGCTCTCTACAGGCAAGAAGCAATATCCGGCAGTCATCATCACGAAGTTGAAAACAACGTCGACCGTCGACACGGAAAGTTCCCTAGTAGTGGACATCACTTTTGAGGAAATCCGATTCGCCCGGACAAAAGAAGTCACGTTGCAGGAAGCTCAGCAAAAGAATCCTCAGCAGACGGCCTCTGTTAATCAGCGTGGCACCTCGCAACCAGTATTAACTACAGCGGGGAATCGGCCATGAGTATTTATCAAATTCCCCTTAGTACTGGCGCCCAGAGCTTTTCCATCCGGCTCGGCGAATATAACTACCGCATGACGCTGATTTATCGGGATGCGGATTGCGGCGGCTGGTTTTTAGATATGGTCCGAACGGACGGCTCTGACGCGCTTCACGGCCTCCCGCTGGTGACAGGTGTCGACCTATTAGCACAGTTTGGCTACAAGCGTATGGGCGGCGCGCTCTGGTGCGAGTTGCCGAAGCAAGTCAAAAACTATGAGCCGACGTACTCAGATATGGGCCAAACGCTGAGCTTTTTTGGAGTGACGAATGAGCGAAACAGACAATAATCGCCAGTGGCTGAGATATTTTCGCCTCGTTGTGGCAGTCGATAAAGACAATCAGCAGGCGATTGACCTGAGTGAATTTCGATGCAAATTTCGAATTTCTCAGGCTGTAATCGGTAAGCCCTGCACGGCCGAAATCACGGTTTACAACGTCTCCCAGGAAACAGTAAACCGCCTCGGTATCGGTACAAACGTCATCGAAAACCAAGGCATGCGCGTCATTATTGAGGCGGGCTATCAGAACCATCACGGCATTATTTTCCAAGGCGATCTATGGTGGAAATCCGTCGGCCGCGAGAGCGAAACTGAAACCTTCATGCGCCTGGTAGCCGCTACCGGCGACAGGGCGAGGCAATATGCCGTGGTTAATGTCTCGGTTGCCAAGGGTGCCTCTCAGCGCGAGATCTTTGACAAGGTCGTCGCGTCCATGAAAGAAAAGGGCGTTGACAGTAAGCAGCTCCCAAAAATTCAATTCATGGATTCCAGGCTCCCGCGCGGAAAAGTCATGTTTCGGATGGCTACCGACGCCATGAACGGTATCGCCGATACAAATAATTTTGATTGGGGCTACGGCGTTGACGGCCTTGTCGCCATTCCTAAAACGCCGACATACGATCCGAATGAGAAGGTGATCGTCCTTAACGCTGATACCGGTTTGATCGGCCGCCCCACGCTTGACGAGGACGGCCTGGACGTCCAGGCGCTACTTAATCCGAACCTGGAGATCGGCGCCAAGATTCAAATCGATAACGCCTCGGTACAGCGAAACAACTACGACACAACGGTGTCCGAGGACGCGGTTACGAAAAATCAGGCGGTAACGGACGCATTCTTATCGGCGGATGGCGTGTATCAGGTGATTTCCCGCGAGCACGTGGGCGACACGCGCGGGGAGGATTGGTACACAAATTTGATCGTCGTGGGCGTTAATTCAGCCAGCAGACCGATTGCTCCATCTGTTTTTACATACACATCGAACTGAGGGCGCTATGGATTCAACCGCAACAATTTTTGACCCGAATCGATTCTCCGAGAAGGCTACAAATAGCCGCTTGACCCAAGTATGGACCGCACTCCCGGGGATCATCCAGAAGTTCGATGCGGGCGCGCTGACCTGCGAAGTTCAGCCGGCGATTAAGGGCCGCATCACGCAGGAGGATGGCTCTATCCAGCTTGTAAATATGCCGCTTCTCTTAGACTGCCCTGTCGTGTTTCCCCACGGTGGCGGCTGCTCCCTTACGTTCCCGATTAAGGCAGGCGATGAGTGTTTGGTCGTTTTCGCTTCCCGGGGAATTGATTACTGGTGGCAGCTAGGAGGCATTCAGCCGCCTCCGGAAGCAAGAATGCACGATCTATCGGATGGTTTCGTTATTCCCGGCCCGTGGTCCCAGGCTCAAAAGATCAGCGGCGTGAGCACCAGTGCTGTGCAGTTGCGTAGTGACGACGGTGCGGCCTTCATTGAGCTCAATCCCGGCAGTCATAACGTGAAATGCGAGACACCCGGGGACTTTTCCGTGAAGTGTAAAAATTTTACGGTAGAGGCCTCAGCCAGTGCCAGCATTAAAGCCCCGGCGATCCAGCTCGAAGGCCCGCTGACCAATACAGCAGGATCGGCTGCGAAGATGGCGGGCGGCGTGGAAACCGACGCAGACGTTACTGCCGCAGGTATCAGTCTCAAGTCGCACGTCCATTCCGGTGTTTCTACAGGCTCCAGTAACACGGGAGGGCCTAAATAAATGAGAGTAAGGCGAACAACGGCCGACGGCGATATTTGCTTCGGCCACAATGCAAACGATTATTTAGTCAACACGCCCGAAGCCGTCGCGCAAAATGTCCGGACACGCCTCGCGCTTTGGCAAGGGCAGTGGTTTATCGACACCGATGAGGGAACGCCCTATCTGCAGCAGATTTTAGGCAAGCAAAGCGCGGCTGATCTCGTAATCAAAAGCCGCATTTTGGAAACCCCGGGCGTTCAGCAGATTGACGAATTTGAGGCGGTGCTTGACCCGAACACTCGGCGCCTGACCGTACAGGTCAAGCTCAGCACGGACTACGGTCCCGCAAGTATTAACGGAGAAATTACATGATTGATGATCCGGTTTTTTTAGTTACCGAGACAGGTATCTCAGCTCCGTCCTATGAAGAAATTTACGAGTACCTAAAGGGCCGCATGCGGGCCATTTTTGGTGATGACATCAATCTGGACGCTGACACCCAGGACGGCCAGATGGTCGGCATTGTGGCGGCTGCTATCTCGAACGTGAACGCTCAGGCGATCGCGGTTTATAACGCATACAATCCGACCACAGCCAAAGGCGTAGCACTGGATTCTGCGGTCAAGGTCAACGGCATCACGCGGCAGGCCGCATCACACTCCCAGGTTGATCTTCGGATCGTTGGCCAGGCCGGGACGCATATCGTCAACGGCGTGGCCCTGGATGAGGCGGAGAACAAGTGGAATCTTCCCGCCGACGTTGTGGTGCCGCCTGCCGGCGAAATCACTGTAACGGCAATTGCTGCAGAAGAAGGAAACATTCAGGCACCTGCCGGGACTGTCAACCGTATCGGAACCCCGACGCTCGGCTGGCAAACCGTGGAAAATATTCTCGCGGCCGAGCCCGGGGCGCCGGTACAAACCGACCTTGAGCTTCGGTTGCAGCAGTCAAAATCGACCGCGCTCCCCAGTGTGTCTCTGTGGGAGGGCATTATCGGCAGTTTGCTGACCACGGCAGGCGTGCGACGTGTTAGTGGCATTAAGAATGACGGCGATACCCCGACAACTGAGGGCGTCCCCGGACATTCGATCGCGATGATCGTCGACGGCGGGGAAGTGGCCGATATTGCAAAAACGATTTTCTTAAAGAAGGGTGAAGGTGTCGGAACCTATGGCTCCACGTCGTACAACTATCTGGACACTTATGGCTTCCCTAATACGATTAAGTTCTCGCGTCCGACGGTCGTGCCGGCTTATTGCAAACTCACAATCTCGCCAGCCGTCGATTATCTCTCTAGTGCCGAGGAGGAGATCAAGGCTCGGATCGTCGCTTACATTAACTCCCTGGACATCGGCGAATCTGTAAACATCGCCCGGGTACTTGCCAGCGCTGTAAAAACAGATGCCGGGGTAGTGGACGAGCGCTTTAGCGTTGAGGCCATTACGCTCGGCCGCTCGGCCACGGTACAAACTGCTGCCAGTCTCGCAATTGCGTGGAATGAGGCGGTTTCATGCGCTCCGGAAAACGTGACGGTGGAGGTGCAGACATGAGCGATGCAAATCGTTATACCGAGCTGATCGCCGGAGCGCATTTTGACAAACCGAAGTATCAGCAATTTATTTATGAGCTGACCGAACCGCTGAACGAAGCAAGAAAACGTTTGGCGGTTTTTTATAAGCATTTCGACGTTGACACTGCTGTAGGCGTCCAACTGGACGCGGTCGGCGTGCGGGTCGGGATCTCCAGGCGCCTGCCTATGAAGTTGGTCGGCGTCTATTTTGCCCTGGACGATGTCGATGGTGTCGGTTTCGATAAAGGCGTCTGGAAGGGCCAGTTTGACCCGTCCGACGGCATGGTGACGCTTGACGACGAAACTTATCGCGCAGTGATTAAAACGAAAATCCTCGCGAATAAATTCGACGGCAAAAACGAATCGGTCCCCGAGTTTTTAAATACCGCTCTCGGATATTTCGGTGTCCCGGCAAAGCTCTTTGACTTCCAGGGTCAGCAGAATATGCACGTGGTGATCAATCTCACGAAAGCAGAGACGCCGCCCATCGCTTGGGAGCTCATAAGCCGCCGACTAATCGACATCGTGGCGGCAGGCATCGGCATGCAGATTGTCGACAACGTGCCTTACTTCGGTTTTGACTATGAAACGGCCTCGATCCAGGGGTTTGATTCCGGTCACTTCTTCCCGTTTGAAAACTAAACATTCATTTATCTCATCAGCCTCGCAAACAGCGGGGCTTTTTTTTATGAGTTTAAAAATGGCAACTAATAATATTCTCGGTTTTTGTACAGGCGCTAATCCTAACGTCACCTCTGTCGCAAATTGGCAAGCTAAGCCGTCGAGAACGAGCGGCTTTGTTTCCGGTATCGCTATTTCTTCGGACATTAACGCGTCTATCGCTGGCGGCGCAAACATCGCTCACGCAGTCGGCGAATTTATCAAGAATCAGCTTAATGAAGATGTCAATCCGACGGACGAAACGGCGCTCGTAAGTCAGTTTTTACGCGCTTTACAAATTTTTATTCAGCGCGGCGGCGCCTGTCCTGTAGGTTCGATTATTCCGTATCTTGGCGGTGAAGTACCTTATGGATGGTTATTAGCAAACGGCGCCTCAGTGCTCAGAACGCAGTATCAAAAGCTATTCGGCGTTATCGGTACTAAGTTCGGCGCGTCTGACGAAGCACATTTCAATTTGCCCAACTTGCATCACCGCTTTATCGAAGGTACGACAACGCTTAGCGAGGTGGGAAGCTACGTCGAGGCGGGATTACCGAATATTACGGGTCAGTTATTCGACATTCATGGCGGAACATGGCTCGGAGGAAACGGCTCTTTTTCTTTCACAAAAAACGGAAGCCTGCCTATTCAGGACACAGAGGGGAGTTTTAATTATGGGAACTTCACGCTAAACGCAACTTCTAGTAGTTCAATTTTCGGAGCTTCTAGCACGGTCCAACCTGCCTCGTTGAGAACGTATTTTCTAATCCGTTATGCATAA